CCTACTGCTCATGCCCAGCTCGCGTCCGATTTCCGAGCGCGATTGCCCCGACACGAGCCGTTCCGCCACATCACGCTCCTCTGGCGGCATCACAGCCAGAGTCGCCGTCCATGCCAGCGCGTCGTCAGACGCCTCAGTGTGTACCGCACACATAATATCCCACTCGTTGTAGGCAATCTCCTTCCGCTTGCGCAGATACTCACGACCCGTGTTCGCAATCGCGCGACGGATGTACCGCTCCGCGCTCTCTAAACGGATGCGCGGAGCGTTCACCCACAGTTTCACTGCGACCTCGTTCGCCAGCGACTCCGCCTCGTCGGTCTCGATGTGGTACGCCTTGAGATACCACGCGAACGCGCAGTCTCGCACACACTCCGCAAACAGGTCATATTCGCTGGTCTCATGACCGCGCTCCAAAGCGACGAGCATCTCCCGCCATCGCGTCATCTTACCACCCGCTTCCCGTGCGACGCACACTCTGAATGCTCCGTACGGGCGTCGACTGCGACTGCGGCGTGAATACTGGGAGCATCCACTCGGCCGACTCGCCCAGCACATGCGCCCAGCCCCGTTCCAGACGCTGCAACTCGTCTTCCGCCTGCTGGTACAACTGCTGCGCGTAGGGGTTCATCGACGCGCCGATGTTGGTTATCGCCAGCGTCCGCGCCTCCACCAGCGCCGCCGCCAACTGCATCGCTATCGTCGGTATCGGCGGTTTCGCAGGCGCGTTTGTCGTCATCATGCGCGGATACAACCGCACCAGACGCGAACGGATGTACGACTCCGCAGCGTCGATAGCCGCCTGCAACACGGAATCGTCAATCGGCTCCAGATTCCGCACATAGAACCGCACCTGCGCTGGCGTCACCCACGACATGGCTAAGTTCTCCCGTAGTGTGTGGACGCGGGTGCGCTCCGCATCAGAGCGCACCCGCTACGCCTACGCTGGCGACATCACATTCTGGATTAGCACCCCGCATGCGCGTGCGATGACCTTGTGCGTGTAAATCCAGTCCACCTCGATCCATGTGCCGCCGTCGCGTTCGACATCGATGTAGGTGCGCACATTCCGCTGACGCGCCTCGAAGGTTGCCCCGTAGGTCAGGCGACGCAGACCTGGCTTATCGACATAGCCCACCCAGACATCGCGTCCCCATATCTCATCCATTCGACTCGTCGCCGTGATATCCTGCGGGTCGAGACTGCGCGAGCCGTACGGGTCGGTTGGGAGTTGAAGCGCCGCCGCTTCCAGCACTTCCAGACCCCACAGGTTCTGCGGGAGCCCGCTCTGGGTCAAGTCCGTCACATAGCGTCGCTCTTCCTTGATTTCCTCGATTGCCAGCATCCGTCGCGCAATCGTCGAAGGAATCACGACCACATTCGGACGACGCCCCGTCGCTGTGAAGATGAGGTTGCTCGCGTTAATCAGGTCGGCCTTCGGCGACGCGACGGCATAGCTGTCCCACGCTGTTGACGGCGTGAACGCATGCAGGTTGTTCGCGGTGTCGCGCAGGGTGCGTGCCGCGCGAATCTCGCGGTTGAGCAGCAGCAGGTTGGTCAGATGCTCCGTCGTATCGACTTCCAAGTCGATGGGCCCCGACACATTCTCGCGCTGGCGCGGTGTGACAATCTCGCGCAGCGAGTACTGCTCGCACATGTACCAGTCTGCCTTCCACCCGAACGACGCCTGCTTCGCCGTGTCGCCGTCCTGCCGCGTGTCATCGACATACCGATACGCAGAGAGGTCGTACACATAGAACATGTCGCTTTCCTTCTTCACAGGCATCGTCGGGAAGATGCGATCCGCGATGTACCCTTCGGGACGGTACTTGATGCTGACATTCGTCAGCACCTCATCGTAGTGGATTCGTTGCGCTTGTGCGACTGCCATCTTCTTAGCCTCCTTATTGCACGAATACGGTGCCTGTTAGCAGGCGGACAGGGATGACCTGCGGGTTCGTCGCTGCGTCGGTGGTTGTCGAACGCAGTGCGATGCCGATGGGAAAGAACCGCTGTTGCTGGTTCGTACCCGTGCGGTTAAACGCTGGGTCGTTGTTCGCGAGCGCACGCACGGGGGTAATCAGGAAATTGTAGGTGCGCCCGAACTCTGGGTGGATAATCGGTCGGAGTTCGGGGATGCGACTGAACGGCGTTTGCGCCGACGAGCGTACCAGCAGTCGGTTGGCTGCAGTCGTGTCGCCGCCTGCCAGCGCCGCGAACAGCAGGTCGCCCGCGTTGACCTGCGCGTTCACGATGAGCGCGGTAATCCCGTCCAGTGCGACCATGACCTCTTTCCCGTCCAGTGCGAACTGGAGCGTGACGCCGATGATGGGACGCACCAGCGCCCACTGCTGGGTGGCACCCTGCGCGACATTCGCCCAGTGCTGTGACGGGTCTCCTGCGGAGACAATCAATCCCGCTTCGGGGTTGATGCCAGGCTCAGGGATCGAGCCGTGTTGCGCGTCCCACAGGATGACTGGTGTGTACGGCGCAATCGCGGCGCGACGCGTGCGATCGAAGTCGTAGTACCGAAAGGTCGTTGTGAAATGAGTCTTCTGTGCTTGCATTCATGTCACCCCCTAAATCTCGCGTGCAGCGCGTTTAATCGCCTCGCCGAAGGTGAGACGCTCACTCGCGGCGATGCGTTCGGCGCGTGCGATGAGTTCGCGCGTGGTGCGTTCCTCGCCCGTGCGTAGCGTGTACCGCAGCGGTTGCTCCGACAGGTTCACGCGCGGACGGTTCGGAACCATCTGTGAGACCTCTTCGAGTATCGCGAGGACGAAGTCCTCGACGGGGACTCGCGCACCGGGCGACGCGTTCTCGCTCAGACGCACAATCCGCGACTCGGGCATCTCGGAGCGTACATCCGACAGTGTCACTGCACGACCGCGCAGCGAGTCGAAGATGTACCGCGCGAGACGAAGTATCGACGGCGGAACGGTATGCTCATACTCCGACAGGAGCAAGTCCCTGTCCGATTCCCACTGCCGCTCCTCAAGCTCCGACAGGCGCACTCGCAAATCGCGAATCTCGTCCTGTGGTACAGTCTCTTGCGTGTTCATCGTGCTATAGCCTCCCTGTGATGTTGCGGTTCGAGCGCGTTCAGATAGCGTAACCACCTGTGCGGGATTCATGCGCTTGATGTACGGTCGGTTCGTGAGAGCGACCGCGCGGAGCGCGGTGACCTCGCGACGGGTCTCAGGGTCTCGACCGCGCACGACCAGCTCCGCACTGGCAAACCGCAGACGACCATCCCGCACGCGGTCGAGAATCTCGTCGGTGGTTGGACGAATCGTCGCATACAGCGACTCGCCCTGACGCTCCAGCGCCGTTACCCATCCGACCGCGTCCGTCGAATCGTCCATGTGGTTCAGATTGACGGGCAGCTCGTACCCGAACACCCCGTCGCGGAAGTTCCGCTCGATTTCGTCCAACTCGCGTTCCGTGACGACGAGCCGCCCATTCGGGGCCATCTCGTGCAGCCATTCGCCCGTGCGCAGTACCTCCACGCGAATCGCAGGACGCGACCCGCGCGTTACCGCCTCCGCATCCGACAATGTCACGACTACCATTCTGCGCTCCCTAAACGAAGCAGGCGGTGCGCTCGCATGATGCAAGCGCACCGCCTGCTACATCGACCAATTATACGGCGAAATTCGCTATTTCGCGTCGAGCATCAGCTCGTCTACCGCCTTGCTCCGCAGTTCTGCACGCGACGGCAAGTCGGGATAGTAGTTCCAGCTGGCGGGGATACCGTCCTTGACCGCGACTCGGATGAACCCGCGCTGAACAGAGCGTATCAGATGGACGAGTCGCTCCTCGTTGGGATGGAGTGCAATATCCGCTTCAGGCTCCTGCAGTTCGAACGGCTCCACGCAGCGCGAGTCGCCCTTCGCGGGATCGATGCGACACTCAATCGCGCGTTCACCCACCAGATGCGACGGCTCGCCGTCCGAGACATATACCGCGTCAATATGACCGTACCCGATAATCCGACAGAGACGAATGACCCGCTGCTCCGCGACCGAGAGTATCACGACCCATCACCTCGCGTGCCGCCACGCACGATGCGCGTCACCATCACCTCGCACGACCACCCATGCAACGGATGCTCCTGTATGTAGACGGGGGTCATCGTGACCTGCGGCGTCCATGTATCCGATGTGTAAAACTCCGACGCATGCCTGCGGAACCGATGCGGATGCTGATGCACATAGTCCAGCCAGAGGTCGGCGTACCACTCCTGTTGCAGGATGCTCTCGCGCGGGTCGGGCGAATAGACCGCGCCGACGACGCTATACACATGACGCTGCTCGAACAGTTCAGGGAGCGCCAGCGAGACCAGCGACGATTGCAACTTGCCTACCATCACGATAGGGAACCTGTCGAACGGCACCTCCGACGGATACCATTCGTACACCGTCGGGCGTGCGAGCCCGAACGCCTCGCAGTAGCTCGCGTATTCCGTGAGCCGTTCCACGATCCACTGCCGTACAGGTGCTATCGGAGTCATCGCTTCGGTCTCAACCTCCTCGGCGTCGTCTTCTGACCCGTTGTGAGTTCCTCAATCCAGCAGCGGCAGTTATTCAAGCAGCGCGTCTTTCCTGTGCCTGGCAGACCCAGCGCGATGAGTTCGTCGTAAGTGTATCCGCCCTTCGCACGCGATTCCGTCGCGCGTTGCACGCAGTCGTCGCAGTGTTCCGCATCGGGCGACAGACGCCACAGGAACCGATGCGAGCGGTCTGCGCCGTAGGCGAACC